CCGCAGTGACTCCCACGAGTTCTCCTTCGACTACGCCAGCCTAGACCGGCCCGTCTATGACGCCGCCGCCACAGTGGCAGCGTAGAGACCGATGCTCACCGGCACGAACGGTGTGTCCTCATCTGGGTCCCTGAGCGGCTGACCGCTGCTGAGGACTCGGATGCGGTAGATCCCTACCGTGCCCATGACCACCGGAGGGTGATTGTGGAGGCCTGCGCGGACCAGCCCGGCGAGCCGGAGTGCTTCGCGTTCCCCTGAAATCGCCTTCCGTCCGTAGCATCGCATCGTGAAGGTGTAGTCCGCAACTCCCAATCTGCCCGTGCCCTCACCGAACGGGAAGTCGGAGATGCTGTTCTGGTCCACCACGATCATCGGCGGCTCGTCGCCCTTGTGCTTCTCGCCGCCGCGCACGGGCGCGTCGGAGAAGTCGAACTCCGCCAGAACGCCGTGCATCGTGAGAATGTCCTGCGTCATGGTGATCAGCTTGCCCATCGGCTCCGGCGGGATCGGCATGTAGAGCGTCATCCGAGGAGCCCGCTCTTGGTCATGCCAGCCTTCACCAGCGCCGCAGCTTCGGGCCGGTTGGCTGCCAGAGCCGGTCCCAGATAGGGCTGCGCCGCCATCTTGAAGGTGCCCAGCTCCACGAAGACTCCGTAGCCGGTATTCGTGCCGACCACCGCCATCGACGCGCCGGGCGTCTGCGCGTAGTCGGGGACCGGCTTGCCGTTGTCGTCGGTGGCACCGAAGATCCGCTTGCCCTTGTCGAAGGCTGCGGAGTGGATCGAGCGGCGGAGGTTGCCCGTCTTGTACGGACAGTTGGACTTGGCGTCGCCCTCCACCGCCAGCGCGAAGTTCAGCAGTCCGAACGCCAGCGCGGTAGACAGCTTCGCCTTCGCCGCCGGGTCGATCTTCACAACCGTCTTGCCAGCGTCGGTCACGGCCGGTACTCCACCGCGTCGATCTCCAGATGGTCCTCCCTGCCGCCGCCGTCTCGGACGGCGATGATGGTGAGGTCCATGTCCAGCTCATCGACGTGGAGGGTGCGACTCTCATCGACCACGACCGGCCCGCCGCTGCCGTCCAGAGGGCTGATCATGTAGACCCGGTGAGTACTGCGCACCGCGCCCACGTTGATCAGGCTCGCTTGCTCCCTTGCAGAACGCTCCTGGACAGCCCCGCGCGTGGTCGCGAGAACCACCGGGGACAGGACCGTCTCCTCCGGGTGATTCCACTCGTCGTTGGTGATGATCACGTCAGCCTCTTCGGATCGACCGAGCACGTCGATCGTGTAGTTGAACAGACTGGCGATGGCGCTCATGCGAACAACGGCAGCGGATCGGCCAGCTGTGACATGATCGCCGCTTTGATGTCCGCGATCCCGCCTGCGCCGCTGCTGCCCTGCGCGCCGCCGTGCTCCTCTTCGTAGTCACCCAGACGCTGACGGGTGATGCCGGTGTTCGCGGTTAGGTTGATGTCCACGGCGCAGAGCTGGATCAGCACGTTCTTCGCCAGCGCCGTCTGGTCGAAGGGGACGTACTCGATGATGATCTCATCGGCGAAACCCTGCTGCGGATGGGTCCCGTCCTCCCGGCGCTCGATGGCGGTGCCCTGCGGGTAGAGTCGCCAGTCGTCGGTGTCCAGCGTGATGTCGTCGCCCGGGTCCTGGAAGATCCAGTGCTCCGTCACCGACGTGATACTGCCAGCCCGCTCGGGCAGGAGGATGGTCGTGGACGGGTAGCCGTTGACCCGTATCGGGCTGGTGATGCCCGGGAGATACGGACCCATCAGCTGCTCGTTGGCGTCGATGATCAGCTGGAGGGCATCCGTATCCATCCCAGCTGCGGACGGGACCCGGGCGATGACCTCGTCGGTGCTGACCAGCGACGCCATGACCTACTTGTCCTCGGCCGGTGCGCCCTTGCTCTTGGTCCCGCTGATGTTCTTGACGTGCTTCGGCTTCTCGACGCGCTTCGGGTCGTAGACCTCGACGTCGCCGGTGTAGCCCGGCACACCGCGTCCCGGACGGACGTACTGCTGCGGCATCCGCGGCTTGCCCTGATTCTCGAACTGTGCCATGTCGTCTAGATCCTCCATCTCGATGGGCATCCGGTACGGTGTCTCACCGGGACAGCTGCCGTCCGGAGCTCCACAGATCAAGCACGCGACCACTATGCCACACCGGCTCTCTCGTAGATGTCGACCAGACGCGGCACGACATCCTCGTGGTCATGCCAGCGCTGGACGTAGCGTAGCCCACGCCGACCGGCCTCTTGCCGCGCCTGCTCGGATTGCACGAGTCCTTCTAGCACCGCGTAGAGCGTCCCGTGCGCCGCCTCGACGATGGGCAGCTCCCCTAGCTGCAAGAGCATCAGCTCGCGGACCTGAGGATCCACCACTCCAGCGACGACGGGGATGCCCATCGCCCACGCTTCGACCGCGTTGTTCCCCCATCCCAGCTGGAGCTGATCGTAGACGATGTCGGCCTCTGCCTTCAGGGCGATGTTCTGCTTCCAGCTGGTCTGCTCCACCACCCGGCACTCCACGTTGGGATGCTTCTCCATCAGGGCGTCGCCGACCTCTTCGAAGAGCGCCGTGTCCTTGACGCGCCGGTTGGTCGGGGAGTGGTGGATGATGATCTTGTCGGGGTCCCGATCCGTGTTCTGGCGCGCGCGCGCGAGCGCCTCCAGATCGTGGGGCGACGGCAGCCATTCCGCTTCCGTCGGGGCGAAGCGCAGCAGATCCCGCGTGCTGACCAACGTCGTGGCTCCCAGCTGGCGCGCCTGCGCCATCAGGTGACGGTGATCGGCCCGGAACATCGAGCCGTGATGCTGAATGACCACGGGCTTCCGGGACCGGCGTCGCTTCTGGAAGCGTCTGTAAGGGTCGAAGGTATTCCTGACATGGACCACGTCCGCCTTGTCGTAGAGGCGCGCCACATCATCCTGATTAGAGCGCCAGAAGACGTCCTCGTCGTGGTCGATGTAGTTGCGCCCGGCGGTGACACTGCGGACCTCCCAGTCTGGCTTGAACAGGCTGAAGGCCGTCCTGATGCGAATGCCCTGACCGCCGGTATCTGCACCGCCAGTCATGATGAGCACGCGCACCGGGACGGCCTCCTCAGCCTGCCCGGGGGAGAGCCTAGCTGCCGTCCTCCCAGTCCGCCAGCGTGACGACGCAGAAGGCGGCGGGGAAGTAGATCGCCAGCCCGAGGCGAGTCTCGCCCAGCACTGCGATCAGGTTGCGAACGAAGAAGTCGCTGTGCGAGTCGGACGTGAGGATGGTGATCCCCTGCCGCTCGAACACCGTGCCGCCGACCTTGAACGCCCCGACGATCGCGGTGCCCTCGGTGACGGCCTCCGACTCGACACGTCGCATCCGCCAGATCGGCGGTGCGTCGCTGGTGGCCCCGAGGACGCCGAACGGATCACCCGCCCGGTAGCGGTCCTCGTTGTCCACCATGAGGTCGTACTCCTCGGAGTCGACCGGGTTGACCACGACCGCGTCGGCCACGGCCCGCGCCGCGCCCGTGCGGATGAGCCGCTTCGCTGTGCGGAGCCCGTTGAGGTTGACCTTGTCGGTCGCCCCTGCGGACAGGTCCAGCGTCTGCAGACCGCTGCGGTCGAGCAGACCGGAGATGTTCGGCGCGGTGCCGTCTCCGTTGAGAAGCTGGTCCTCGATCTCCAGATCGAGCATCAACCGGAGCTGATTGTCGATCAGGCTGCGGGTCTGGCCCGCGTCCGCCAGCTGCTTCCGCGTGGCAGCCATCCACGTGGCGATGGTCTCGATGACCTCGGTGCGCCGGGTCCAACCGATGCTGGACTGCGGCTTCGCGCCCGAGGGGTTGCCGTCAACGGCAGCTTCCGCGACGGCGGCGGCTGCGTTGTCGAACGCTGTCTGAGCGGCGTAGCTGATCGAGTCGCCCGCCGTGGTGTCGTTCGAGAACAGGTCCCGAACCGTGAGCGGACGCTGGGGAAGCGGGAGGATGCCCGGCCGGAAGTCCGGCAGGATCAGCGCCTGCCCTGCGCCGAGGCGGTCGCCCGCCGCTGCGCTGGTGCCCGAGATGATGTCGGTCGCGGCCTTCATCTCGAACGGTGCGGTCTTGAACCCGACGTTGCTCGAGAGCGCGCCGCTCTCGCCGAGCTCCTTGTACGTCTCGCTCTCGACGAACTGCTGCCCGAGGGACTTGTTCGTCATGACCCCGTTCGGGTCCTGGATGTCGACTCGGCTCCACGGAATCGGCTGGCCCGTGGCCTTGCCGTGGTAGAAGCTGAGGCGATCCTTCAGCGTCATGAGACCGGCTTCGCCAGCCGAGGCCTTCACATAGGTCTCGTCGGCTTCCTGCGCCTCACGCATCTTGGCGTTGAAGCTGTCCAGCTCGTCGCCGGTGAGGGATTCCTTGCCCTCCGCGATGTCGGCGGCCTCCTTGAAGAGGCCAGCTGCCTTCTCGCGAAGGTCGGTGGCGGTGTCGCCCACTTGCGTGCTCCTTGTGATTAGACGGGGAGAGCGTAGCCCCTGCGGACCATCTCCTCGCGGATCTGCGCCGCCGCTGCGTGAGCGTTCAGGGACTTCCCGTCTGCCGGGTGTGTCCCTTCCTCCTCCGCTGGCTTCGGCTCCGTCTCGGCCAGCAACGACTCGTGCCCGGCCAGAAGCTCGCGGAGCAGCTCCGTCTGTGCGGCGAGACGCGCTCGACGCTCGGAACTGATCTTGCGGCCTTCCTTCAGGCGCAGGTCGATGATGTCCTCCTCCCGAACGTGGAGATCCTTCAGGGCGGTCAGCACGCGCTCCGCCTGTTCGGTGAACGATCCGACCAGCAGATCGTCCTCATCCAAGCCCAGAAGTTCTTTGATGGCAAGGGTGCCGGTGCTCTTGCCAGCCCCGATCAGGACCGGGGAGACCTCGAACACATCGAGGCTCTTGAGGCCTCGCTTGGCACCCGGGAAGTTCTTCGGACGCGGCTCGTAGTCCTTGACGTCGAAGCCGTACGACCACTCCTGATCGTCGCCCATCGCTTTGACCGTCTCATAGGCGTTCGCGCCCTGCGCGGTCTTGAGGAAGAAGCCACCGTCGAAGATGGCCAGATCACCATCGACACGGGTCACGCCCTTGCCGGTTGGCAGCCGCCCGCCCCGGGCTGGCCATGACGTGTGCCCGAAGTCCGACATCGGGATGGACTTCCCAGAGGCGATGGCCTCGGGATAGGTGACGTCGGCATCGCGGTCGATCTCGTTGAAGCGGCTGAACGCCACGACCACCGCGCCGTCGTCCTTCAGGTCGAAGTCGACTGGCTGAAACGCCTTCAGTTCGCTCACGGGTGGCAGGGTACGCGTGACCTCCACGGCATTGCAAGTCACAAAGATGCATTAGGGGCTTTACAAGACGTCATGGGAGTGCTACGGTACCCTCGTACCCGGCACACCGGGCAGGAACAGGAGGCATCAAATGACGGATCTCGAAGCTCTCGAAGGCCTTACCGCAGGCGACGTCATCGTCTTCCAGTTTGGCGAAACCGTCTGGGTCGGCGCAGTGGTGTCGGATCCGGAGACGCAGTCCATGTACCGCGACAACAACCCCACCCGCGTAGTGCGCACCACCGCGCAGCGTGGCCAGTTCGGCAAGTATGCCGACCGGGACGGCGATACGGTGCTGGTGCCGCTGGCCAGCGTTCTGGCCTTCTGATATGCGCTGCGCACGCTGCGGGGAGGCAACTCCCCGCCTCACCATCGCTCAGCGGCATTGCCCGCCCTGCGCCCGTGAGGTCGCTGACCTCATCAAGCGCGACACGGCCCGGCGCACCCGGTTCGCCCACGCGAAGGATCTGACGGTGGCCTGATGTCCACGAACCGCTGGCGCTGGCCCCGTACCATTCGGGGCATGAGATTCCCGGAAGGACCCGCGTTCAAGGACGAGCTGGATCCCGTGCGGGTGCACGAGTGGAACTGGCCAGTTCGGGTTGACCTGTTCCTCGCGCAGCTGGCCGACAGTGGCATCACGGGTGACTCCGACGCCGAGCGTGTCGATACCTTCATGGCCGGGCAGGCTGCGGTGGATATGCCCGCCGCCCTGCGGGACGACCTAGAACGAGAGGGGCTGCTCTAGGGCAGGATGCGCCCGATCAGCGTGACGCCTCCGCTGAGCTGATTGACCTCCACCTTGTCGATGACGTACTTCGCCCCGCGCTTCAGCAGGATCTCCGCCTCGTACATCTGCTGATTCGACTGGGAGGTCGCGCCGCTCCACCCTTGCCCCTTCGACTCGGTCGAGACGTTGATCGCCTTGTAGCCCTTCGGAACGGTCATCTGGAGACGGACACCGCCGAACGCTGCATTCGAGTGGAGCGCCGCCGAGTAGTATCCGGCCTCGGTGTGCGTCGTTCCGATCAGGCTGTTCGCGATCCTGAGTCTCTCGTCGCGTGACGGGACGTTCAACCCGAACTGTCTGCCGGAGCCGGTGCCGCGCATGGTGACGACCGCCTCGGGTAGAGACGTCTTGTTGATGTAGGCGTCGAGCCTCCGCAGCTGCGCTTTGATCTCTGGGATGTAGCTCTGGCCGACTCCCTGCCGGGCGATCTCCGCAGCGCCACGGGCGACCGCGTTCATTCTCCGGTAGCCGCCGCCGCCGTAGTCCGCTAGGGCGTCCAGCATATCGCGCGTGACGCCCTTCGCGGCCGCCTGTCGGTAGAGCTGAGCCGCCCATCGCTCCAGAGCTGATCCGCCGATGCCGCCGAAGTCGGCGTCGCGCTGGAAGTTCCTGACGGCATTCGAGACGGTCGCAGCTGGCTTCCCGTAGCCGCCCGGTGCGAGGCCCTGCGGGACGGCGTTCGGGCCGAACTGAGTCACTTGCGACGGCGGAGCCGCTGGCTGGACGACCTTCGGCTGGACGCCCGGTGCCTGAAGCTCGCCGTGCTGCTTCGCGATGACGGGAGCCCATGCCCTGACGCAGTTCGGGTGACTGATCGGGTGCAGCCGCGCGATGTCCAGAGGGACGACCCTGCCGTGCGCCTTCAGGTGGTCGTTGTGACCGACCCAGCCGCAGTCGGGCGCGTCGATGCATCGAGCCTGCGACACCAGCCCGGACTTCTCGTAGCCGATGATGGTGCCGACGTTGTAGGCGTTCGCCGTCTCCGTGCGCGCGATCGTGTACGCGCGGGACTTCGTCAGGTTCTCCAGCCCGGCGTAGCCCATCAGCTGATCGCGCATACGCTTCGCGATGACGCTCGGGTGGACGCCGTCTGCGATGCCCTGCTTGATCGTGTTCCCGATGGCGACCTGCGTGGCCTTCGACACGTTGGTGACCTGCCGGGCGATGACGCCCTTCGGAATGGTCCGCTCGTTCAGGTCGAAGTCGATCGAGATGCCGAGGCTGTTCTGCACGCCCTTCAGCGAGATGCCACCGATCTCGATCCACTCCTTCGTCAGGATCTTGCCCAGCTTCTTCTCGAAGGCGTTGTAATCGGGGACCGTGTACGTCACGCCCGGCCACGCCGACGGTGCCTTCTCCTTCAGCGCTGGCAGGCTGCCCTGAGGGTCATGCACGGCGGAGTCTGAGAGCGTCTGAAACGCTCTGCTCACCTCCTTCGCCATGCGAGGCGTGTGCACGCTTAGGACCGCCCGCTGATGGAACTGAAGAGCCCGAGCTAGGTTGTCCTCTGTCCGGCGGAGGTTGCGCTGCCGCGACTTGTTGACGGCGACTGCGAGGGCCATCACTTCTTCCAGTTCATCGGGCCGGGCGTGGTCGGGCGCGCGCTGGCGTAGATCTCCTCGAACCACGGAACGACGACGCGCTCATCGTGCCAGAGGCCGAAGTGCTCCTCCCCGATGGAGCCGTACTCCGCCCGCGCCTGCCTGCTGGCGACCAGTGATGTCAGCACCCGCTCCAGTGTGGCAGGCGTGGCCTCCGCGAATGGCAGCCGTCCCCACGTGGACTTCATCAGGTCCTTGACCTTCGGATCGGCGACGCCGCACACGACGGGGATGCCCATTCCCCACGCCTCTACGGCGTTCGACCCGTAGCCGAGTTCCAGCTGGTCGTAGTAGATGTCAGCGCCAGCCTTCAACATCAGGCACCGCTTCCACTGCTGCTGCTCGATCAGGATCACTTCGATCGGGTAGAGCTGAGCGAGGCGCTCCACGATGGCGAGGAAGTGGTCCGTTCCCTTGACCTCGCGGTTGGTCGGCGCGTGCGCGATGCGGATCACGTCGGACGGCTGATAGTACCGCTGCCGCCGGGTGCGCAGCTCTGCCCGGTTGTACGGGACAGGGATCCACGTGACGCCCGGCTCGTACATCGTCAGGTCGAGCGTGGAGCAGATCTCCACCATCCCCAGCTTCCGAGCGCTCTTGCCGATGCGCTCGTGGAGCTCCCGGTAGATGGTGCCGTGATGCTGGACCACCGTGGGCTTGCCCTGCCCCCGATCGTACCGCTGCCAGCCCGTCAGGTGATTCTGGAGATGGATGACGTCAGCCCGTCGGTAGAGGGTGTTCCGAGTCCGGGCGTCGTACTTCAGATGCTCCGGATACCGGAGGTAGGTGCGGGTCGCCGCCATCGCGTCGGTGTGCCACGTCTTGGACAGCCGCTCGAACGCCGAATGGAGCCGCCATCCCCAGCCCGCCATGTCCTGACCCGTGGTGATCAGGAAGGCGTTCTTCATGGCCAGAGGTAGACGGCCTGCTCCCCCGTGTACGCGACCGGCGTGCCCAGCGCGGAGTAGTTGTGCGGCCAGTTCCAAGGAGCGATGTCGGACTCCTTGTAGATGGTCTTCTGCGGGAGCCACTCCACCGCGAGGATCTGTCGGCCCAGCCGCTTCATCTTGGCGATCGCGTCGTCGACTTCCTCGGGCTTGATGTGCATCAGGACCTCGGAACTCACGACAAGGTCCCACTTCCGGTTGCCCGGCCGGAAGTCCTGGATGCTGGTCCGGATGAACTTCCCGTTGTCGATGTAGATGCTCGCAACCGCCAGCGCGTCGGGGCTGATGTCGATGCCGGTGTAGACCATGTCGGGGTTGACCCGCTGGAGCAGCTGCCCCACGCGCCCGCCGCCGCAGCCGATCTCGAGGACGGTGGTGAAGTTCAGGTCGACGGCGATGCGCTCGAGGACCTCCTCCTGCGCGATGTACTCGGGCGACTTCGGGATGTCCGGCTCCCAATACGCTGCTCCCGACTCCGTCCAGAACTGCTCTGGATCGTAGCTGTCACCCATGATCTGTTCGAGCGTCTTCAACGCGCTGCTCCTGCTGCTGCGGGCTTGCCATTGCCGTTCCCGTTGGCGGCGGCTGGCTGGACCTTGGGGAGCCCGAGGGGACTGCCCGTGGGCTCAGTCGGCGCTGGCGGCTCAGGTGCATCACCGCTCTCATCGACCGGCGTGATGACTGTGCTGACCGGGATGTAGTAGACGTCATCCAGATCACCGTCCTCCGGTTCCTCGCCGATGATCTCCTTGAACCGCCGCCGGGTGATGCCGCCGCCCGCCAGCGCCGCCATGCCGCGAGTCCAGAGCTTGTTCTGGTCCTCCTGGAGCACCCGCACTTCGCTCAGGTCGAAGTCGACCACGAACGACTTGATGTCGGATGCGAACTCCGTGAGCCCGAACTTCCGAAGAACGCTGGCGAAGTCGTTCTGGAGGGGGATGAGACCTTCCTCGTAGCCCGCCTCGCGCGCCTCCCCGAAGTTGGCGAAGGTGCTGCGGTCTAGCCCTGCGCCCAGCCCTGACACGATGGCCGGGACGCCGAACACGCCGGTGACGCGTTCCTCAGGGATCTTGCGCAGGTCTCGGAGCGTCAGCTGCTGCGGGTTGAACGACATGACGTGGACGTCGGTGGGAGCGGTCAGCACCATCGCGTCGCCCCGGTTCTCGCCGCCGAACGTCTCGCCGAACGCCTTCTTGACGGCCTTCGCATCGAGGATGACGCCACGGCTGCCGCTGCCCATCGCTGCCGCAGCTGGCGAGATGACCACGCCCGGCACTCCGAGGTTCGAGAGCAGCGCCGCCGTGAAGGTCGAAGCTTCCTCGTCGGTGAACACTTCGCGGACCAGCGAGGCGAAGGCGCAGAAGCCCAGCCGGGAGTTCTTCGGGTCGATGCCGTCACGGAAGTGGATGACGTCGTCGGTCTCGATGCGCTGCGGCTGGCCGTCGATGTTGTACTCCCAGAAGGAGATGAACTCCAGCCCGCTCTCCGGCCAGCGCGGCTTCATCGACCACGACGGTGCCCACCAGCTGGACGTCCAGCGCCCGCCGCCGGAGCGGATCTTGATCAGGAAGGCGTTGCCGGTGGTCTTGTAGTCGGCGGCCAGCGCCTTCATCATCGTGCGGGAGTCGTAGTATTCGTTGGGATCGTTCCAGACGGTGAGCAGCGCGCCCGGGCCGGAGTCCGACGGGTCGACGTCGGTGAACTCCTTGCCGCTCTTCTTGCGCAGCCGCAGCGGAGCGTCGGGGATGTTCCGCTGGATCCACGCCAGCGGGGCGACCACGACACTGGAGCCGAGACCCTGCCCGATCTTCTGGTCGCGCGCGCGCTCCGTGTAGCTGCGTCCCCACTGCCACGAGTTGTAGGTGTTCTTGCCGAAGCGCATCTGGAACGCTTTGACGGATGCGCCTGCGCGCTGCCAGAAGTTCACGGCTTGACCTCATACCAGCGGACCCAGTCAACGAGCATAGACGCGTCGGTTGGCGTCGAGGCATCGACCTTGCAGCACCAGTCGTTCGCCCCGACCGAGAAGCTCAGGACGAGTGCTAGGTTGGCGGAGAGCACGTCGGCGGTGATGGGATTGGTCGGCTCCCCGAGGGACACGCCGTCCATGTAGAACTGGAGTCGGTTGCCGGGGATCCACTCTGCTCCGTAGGTGTGCCACGCCCCCGCCAGAGGAACCCCGGCGTCGTGAGTGACCTGATGGAAGCACGGGCTCGCCACACCGCACGGGTAGTGGAGCGTCGCCTGATACTTCGTCGGCCCGGCTCCGCTGGACGTGCTGTTCGTCACCGGGTGCGCCTCGATGAAGTCGATCTCCGGACGCGGTGCTGCCACCGAGTCGAGGGAGCGCAGCCAGAACTCGGCCCCGAAGCCGTTCCCAGCTGGGAAGTTCATACGCGCCTCGAAGTAGCCGTGGTCGAACGTCCGGTTGGTGATCGCCATGCAGGAGGTGTGTCCCCCATCGGCGTCCCTCACCTCGTTCAGCCAGAGCAGCCCGCCAGCGACAGAGCACCGCGCAGCGTTCACGCGCACGCCCGCCACGGGGAACACGATGTTCTGACCGACGAACGAGCCCATCCCGGTGCTGAACTCCTCGTTCCAGCCGACCGCAGGAGGCGTCGCTGTGGGCGAGGCGGTAGGCGTCGGGCTAGGCGTGGGCGATGGCGTGGGCGTCGGGCTGGCAGAGGGCTTCAGAGAAGGCGAGGCGGACGGTGCGGCGGACGGGCAGCGGATGGTCCGGTCGGTCAGTGGTCCACCCGTACTGATGCCGGTCGAACACTTGACCTTGATGGTCTGGCCCGGCTGCATCACGACGGTCAGCGGCTCCGGAGGCGGAGGGACGGCTGCGACGAGAATCGCGCCAGCCGCCAGAGCGACAGCTACCGCAAGGATACCGACCTGCTTCACCAGACTGCCCATCGGACGCCAGCTACCGACAGCGGCTCGAAGGGAGGCTGAACATCAACACGAGGCACGAGCGCATGGATCACGAGCGCCTCCGCTGCGGGTGTCACGACTTGATGATCGCTCGCGCTGGCCTGCGGCGGGAGCTTCGTGATCGTCAGCGTAGCACGGCCCGGCACGACGACGATGCTGAATGGCGCGACCGTGACGCTCGGCAGCTTCGGTGAGAGATGGACCGCGCGCGTGGCCGGGGTGACGACCTTGTGATCGCTGAGCACCGTCGAGGGAGCGAACGCGGTGAGGTGGAGGTCCCAGCCGTAGGGAACCGCGACCTTGTGCGCTGTCGCAGTGACGTCGGGTGCGTGCTTCGTGGTGACTAGCAGCGCCGTGTCGGGAACGATGTACCGATGTGCCGTCAGCCCGATGGTGGGAGCAAACCGGGCTGTGACGAGATCGACCCGATCCGGTGTCGCGGTCTTGTCGTTGGCTGCCGTCAGGTTCGGCGCGTACGTCGTGGTCAGGAGCGCCCCGGTGTCGGGGGCGACCAGCTGATGGTCGCTGGCCGCGACGGTCGGGGCGAACGCGCTTGTGCTGAGAACCGCCACATCCGCCACAACCGCCACGGGAGTCTCGACGGTCGGCTCGAAGGTGGTCAGGGTTAGGCTGGCGGTGTCGGGCGTGGCGGTGACATGCGCCGTTGTCGCCACGTCCGGCGCGAAGGTCGTGAGGGCCAGAGAGACGGTCGCTGGCACTGTCAGCACCGGCGTCAGGACCGTAGGCGCAAGACCCGTGGTCGCGAGCGTAGCGAGGCCCGCTACGACCGTCAGCTTCAGCTGCGGCTCGAAGGTCGATGTTGACAGTGCGACGACGCCCGGCGTGACCAGCTGGTGATTCGTGGCGGTGACGGTCGGCGCGAAGGTCGCGAGAGTGAGCGTGACCAGCCCCGGCACCGCGATCTTGTTGTCAGTGATGGCGACCGTCGGAGCAAAGGTTGACGTCGCGAGGGCGACGACGCCCGGTGTCGCCAGCTGCGGATTGTAGCCCGCGACGTAGTGAGCCAGAACCTGAGCCGCGCTCAGCGCGTAGTTGTAGACCGCGACCTCATCGACCACGCCCGGGAAGAACAGACTCGGCCCCGATGGATAGGCTCCGACGGTGCCCGCGCCGCCGCTGCTCGCGTTGACTGCGTTCGGGTTCGGCTCCGTGACGCTGATCGACACGCCGTCCAAGTAGAGCTTCGTGTTCCCGGCCCCGATGCCGTTGCGCGTCATCACGACGTGATGCTGGCTGGTCGTGTCGGTGAGCGTGCCGACGGACCTGACGATCTCGACGCTCCCGTTGTCCCAGACGAGCTGATTGTTCTGGAGGTACAGGTTGCCGCCGGAGTTCTTCCCGTAGAAGACCTGATAGCCCGTGCCTGAGTTCGCCCGCTTGATCCACGCCTCGACGGACTGCGTGCTGCCGAGGCCCGCGAAGAACGGCTTGTCTGCGAAGCTCATGCGACCGCTGATGCCGTCGAAGCTCGTGGCGGTGTCGCTGTCGCCTGCGATCAGGCTGGCCACGCCCTGCGTGTAGGTGCCAGACAGCGTGCCGTCGTCCAGAGCGCGCTCGTCCTTCGCGGTCGTGGTGCTGTCACCCAGCCGCCAGTAGACGCCCGGCCCGTCGGAGTTGACCAGCGCCGCGTAGGTACTCGTCGAGACAAACGGCTTGAAGCCGGTGAGCGCTTCCGGGTCCGAGTTCGGCACGATCACGATGCCGATGATGGCGCTCGGCGTCTGCTGCGTGAGCGTCAGCGCGACAAGGTCGGGGACGACGACCTTGTGATCCGTAGCCGTAACCGTCGGGGCGAACGTGGTCAGCGTCAGCGCCACCACGTCGGGGATGATGGCGAGGTTGACCTGCGGAGCGAAGCTGGCGGTGGTGAGCGTGACAAGGTCGGGGACGAAGTTGAAGTCGTGGACTTCGTTCAGCAGGACGCCCGTGCCGTCCTCTAGGAGATAGCCGTCCGGCGCGCCGCTCTCTAGAAGGAGGCGGTCCGCCACATCAGGCCGTCCGGATGATCGTCAGACTGGAGCCGACCTCGGTGGTCGAGGCGTTGGCTCCCTCGCTGCTGCGCCAGAGCTCCAGATTGCCCTGAACGGTCACGACGATGATGCCTTCGATGATCGCGAAGATGTTCACGCCGGTAGCTGCCACGCCAACGGTGGTGCCCATGTCGGGCGACGTGGTGGTGTAGGCGTTCGAGACCATGCCGCTGACGAAACCGGCGGTCTTGATGCCGATGTTGTCCATGATGTGCGTCTCGGCCGTGATGGCCGTCGAGGCGTCCCACCAGCGC